AGCCGTCCTTTTGGACGGCTTTTCGTATTAGCGCGGGCCCTATTCTCACTCGGTCGTAATTTTGCCAGTCTTTTCGTAAAAATCGCGTTCGTCTGGTGTAAGTACTTCCATGACCTTTTCGCAAAACCATGCGAACTGCTGTTCATTCATTGCGCATATCATTTCTACAAGCTCTTTCCGGGTCTGTTTCTGTTCGTCTGTCATTGCTGCGTACCTCCTGCCGTTTTATGTTCTTCCCGCTCCTGCTCTTCCAGCTTCCGGGAGATCAGAGCGTTGATCTTGATCTTGTTTTCGTCCGTAAGTTGGGAAAAACTGCTCTGTACACATTCGCAGATTTCACCGGGGTCAAGCGTTGCCCCGCAATGCGGACAGGTTCTGTAATAGCTCATTTTCCCGCCCTCAGACCGTAAAGGTATACCATCTCGTTTGCTTCTTTGACGCTATCCGATGCTATGCAGATTTCCGTCAAAAGGCCGCTATCAACGAACGGGAAAGCGCCGTCATTCTCTAATGCGTCCTGCTGCTTCTCCCGCATTCTCTCCACAAACTCAACGGCGCGGACGTGATTCAAATACGCCCGGCGATCTTTCTGCCAATCCAACCAGATACGGCACAGCACATCAATGGCGGAATGCCCGGCGATCTTCTCGACTTCGTTGTAGATCAAATCAGATTCAACGTGTTCCATGAAGCGGGTTGCCAGCTCCAAAAGTCGCTGCGCTTTTGGGTGCGCCTTGTTAACGCACAGCGTTTCACGATTCATAACCGCGAAAGTCCAATCTTCGAGCGGGACGTTATACAGGCGCTCAATAGCAAACTTCGCCGCCGCGTCAAGCTCTGCGGTGTCCGTGAGCCGGATTGTCATCCGCTCCGCCGTGCAGTAGTTAAAACCGTTCTTGTAGATAATCATTTTTACTCTTCCTTTCTTTGCTGCCGTCCTATCGGGCAGGGGTTGATTTGAGAGAGCGGGCGCGGTATAATCTACTTGCACCCGCTCCGGGTGTTCTTCAAGCTCTTTGCCTGTTGCTTTGGTCGGCGTTCAGGCAAGGGGCTTTTTTCATGCGATGCAGAAGCGATGGGAAGTCGTGGACTTCGTGAACTGCGCCGCCAGCTCCGGCAGAGCCTTTTTAAAGGCGTTCGTGTCCATGCGGGAAGCGGTCACAGTCTTGTACGTTACTTTCCAGTCCACGCCGTTGATCGTGTCCACGCCCTCGGCGTCCATGTCGGCCTTGATGCTGTCCGTGATGCTCTCGATCTCTGCGGCCAGCTCGTCAGCCATGCGGCGAAGCTCGCGCAGCTCCTTTACTCTGCTGTCCATTTCGTTGATGCTCATCGTATGATCTCCTTTCATATTCCGGGGGGAGTGCCTTGTCTGGAATGTAGCAGCTATTTGGCCATTGTCCTGTCACCAGTATGTCTAAGGCGCTTGGTCGAGGTTTTTGATCTCGCTCCCCCTAACGTGATTACAGTATAATATATGTTTAACCATATAGCAAGCGGTATAATGCATAAAGTTAATCATATATAATTGTTTATTTTGTATATGGTTAATCATATTTTAATGTTGTATTATACTTATAGAATTTAAGCAAAGGGGGTGACGCCTTGGCACCGAGTGAAGCGCAGAAAAGAGCCTCGGCAAAGTATCAACGCGAAAACATTGCAAGCCTCGCTTGTAGGGTCAAGAAAGACCAGGCCGAGAAATTCAAGACCTATTGCGCGGAGATTGGAAAAACATCAAACGCCGTATTGCGTGAGTATGTTTTAGATTGCATCGGCGAGCAGCAGGAAGAAAAGAGTTGGGAATAACCTCCCCGCTCTTTCCTATTAAATAAGGCGGGAAGCATACGCCTCCCGCCCTGGCACTTACTACGCCTCAGCGCCCCTATACCTCGGGACGCCTGCCCGCTGCGTTACTTTGAGCGGGACTGCGCAAGGGGACAAAGGACAGGCAAACCCGCCGCCCCTGCTGCCTTCTGCCGGGCTTTCCCCGGCTGTTGGCCTCTGTATCATCCTCCATTCTGGCTGCGAATGTAGTTTTTTGTAGTAGTCTCGAATGTTGGGTTTTGCCAAGTTCCGGCGCCCTTAGTCCCTCTTGAAAAGGTACTCCGCAAGGATGCTCATATAATCCTTTGCATAGCGGATTATGGCGTTTTTGATATACCGGCGCGGCTTCTGCGGGTGTACCATGCGCTTCTTCCCGTCGAGCGGGTCAGTATATACCCATCGCTTGTACGGATTCCCGCCCGCGGTATTCCTCCCCGTTCCCTCGTGGACATAAACGGCATATTCGACGTTTGTACCTACCTCTACAGAATCGTCATGGACTGCATGAGTTATACTTTGCTGCAAGTGTCCGGTATCTTTGGCTTCAAGGATTTCTATTTCGTCCTTTACGTCGCCCTCCGCCTGTATGCCGACGGCTTCGAGCGCCCGCTCTTTGTTTTTTTCACAAGCTCTATAATATCCGCGCTGTTATCCTGCATCACGATCTTAAAGCCCATTATTTCCCCCTCCATGTCGCAGAGTAGGCCGCACGCCGCAGCTTGCGGTTTTTGATCTGCTCAATGATCGACAACCCCCGCAAGGTCTCCAGATATTCAAAGTTCAGCGTGATAATAGCGGCGCGTGCCTCATCACCGGTTATTTTTTCGTTCAGGCAATCTATTACGATTGCCTGATATTTGGCTTCGAGTTCGGAAAGTGTCATGCTTAGAAGCTCGCGAAGCTCATCGCGCTACGTCGTATCGGTACGGTTTCACCATGCCGAACAGGTCGCGCAGCGCATCGGGTATGATCTTGTCTACGCCCGCGTCGGTGCTCCACACAATATCGTAGTACGTTCCGCCAGGGATGCCGCTGTAAGCGTAGCCCTCGAGAGTATGCGCGGCCGATTCATAGTCTTCTTTCGTGTAGAACACGCGCTCGATGTTGATACCGTCACGCATAGAGCGGCGCATCACAAGCTGCTGCATGGTTCTGTTTTCCGCCGCCTTTGCACGGTCGAACATTCCGGCAAGGTCTTCCTGCGTCAGCTTCACGGGGCTTTCGATCAGTTTTACATCGTCGGTCATTTCCGCGCCTTTGAGCGTGTCAATGTCCGCAATGCTCGCGATCCAGTCATCAACAAGCTGCTTTACCGCCGCGTTACCATCGGCAATGGCGGCGTCACGCTTTGCGGTAAGCTCGCTCATGCCCTTAGCGAATGCGTCCGGCTGGTAGATTTTCGCGTACTTCGCGGC